AGAAAGAGCGCCCTCTACGTCATTTACACACGGGTCGGAAAAACAAATCGGTACTGAACGGGAGGAAGGCGAAACTATGGCGTATATCTATCCGACTGCCGTGCATTCGGTCTCGGATACATTCTTCGATCACGTGAATCGGGGGTCTGTGAACCCTGGCACGGACTATACCGACGCTTACGGCGATACCGTCGTCGCGGTCGCGGCCGGAACGGTTACCGACGCGTCGAACGACAACGGCGGCGGCGGCGGTCGCACGATACATATCGATCACGACGACGGATCGGGCGCCGACTATCTGCATATGTCGAGCGTCGGCGTCTCGCCTGGGCAATGGGTCGCGCAAGGCACTCCGATCGGCGCGTCCGGCGCGTCCGGGTACGGCGACGACTGGTATTACGGCGCCCATCTCCATATCTCGTTTCGGTACAACCATTCGCACGGATACGGCAATAACGGAAACGTCGACTTCGACGCGATCGTGAAAGATCAAAGCTCGACCCCGACTCCACCCCCGGCACAAGAGAAAGAGGATATCGAAATGAGAATCGTACAAGTCCCTAGCGGGACGATCGCGCTCGTCGGCGAGTACACAGGGCAGAAATACACGTCGGCGTCGGGATCGCAAGGGTTCAGCTATCAAGCGAACATCGCCGGGTATGGCTCGTCGACCGGTCTTACCGAAGATCAAGTCTCGACGCTCGTCTCCGAAGCCGCGACCCGGCGCAACGCGCTCGTGTCCGACGTCGCAAACAAAGTCGAAGCCGAGATCGGCGCGACGGCGTCGAGCATGTCGGCGCGGTCGATGCTCTGGGCGCTCGTGATCGGCGCCGTGCTTATCATCCTGGCGATCGTCGTCGCCTTCATTCCCGGCGAACCGTCGACCGTCACAACGCTTGCCGAAGTGCTTATCGGCGCGGGCGCGATCGTCGTCGGCTTCGCGCTCGGCGGTCTGCGCGGCGCGAACGGGCGCGGTCGGCACGTCGAGACCGGAGACGAACACGTCGAACCCTAGCGAGTGCCTTGCGATGATGGCAGAATTACGCTATGGCCCGATCGACGGTACCGATGTTCGCTCTCGAAGCGAACGACGTCGGTATGCCGTCCGATCTCGTCGCAGCGGCCGAGACGACGATCGCAGCGCTGCGCGATATGGGCGTCGTGCAGACCTGGCACGAACTCGACTGCGCGATAACGCTCGAAGCCGCTCGCGGCGCCGCACTCGCGCGCGGCGTCGCGAAAGCTCAAATGATCTCCGCTCTGCTCGCGGCGCGCGCGAAGCTCCCGGCGCCGCTGGCGTCGGCGGACGATGACGAATACGCGATCGTCCGGTCGGAGCGCGTCGAACAGTGGCGACGTCGGCATACTGCCGACGTATCGGACGCAAAGATCGCCTGACCGCTGGACCGACGGACCCGACGCGGGCGAAGCCATCGCGGCGCGGACCGGCCGGATAACAACGCGATGGCAACAATACGTGCTCGACGTCGCGCTCGAACGCGTCGACGGACCCGATAGCCCATATTGTTACAGCACCATCGACACGATCGTCGGTCGGCGCTGCGGCAAGACGGTAACGATGATGGGCGTACCGCTGTATCGCGGTCTGCTCGGTCCGGTCACGCTCGACAACGGGGTCCGGGTGCCGTTTATCGGCGCGCACACGGCGCAGAATCTCACGAAGGCGCGACAACGGTTTTTGAAAGACCTAGTCGAGCCGTTTCAAGAGTCGATGTCGCCGACGCAATGGGAAGTCGGACACAACCTTCGTACCGCGATGGGCGATACCTATTTGACCTTCGACCCGGCCGCGCGCGACTGGCACGCGACCCGGTCGAGCGTGATGCAGATTTTCGCGCCGACGGTCTCGGCGGTCCGTGGCGATGGTCTCTTACATCTCGGCTTCGATGAAGTGCTCGTGTGGCCGGACGCGCGCGGGCAAGAGTTTATGGCGGCGGCGCGTCCGACCCTGGGTACGCTGCGCGGGCATGGGCAAGTGTGGCGCTCGTCGAATGTCACGATGCTGAACGATAAGACGACGTGGCTCGCGTCGATCCGTGATCGCGGCCGAGCGGCCGTCGCAGCGGACCGACGGTCCGGCGCCGCTTACTTCGAGTTCACCATCCCCCCGGACGCCGATCCGACGGATGAAAGTGTTTGGTGGGAGTGTTACCCGGCGCTTGCCGACGGCATCATCCGACCCGACGAGCTGCGCGCCGATCTCGTCGAACTCGGCGTCGATCACTTCGCGGCGGAATATCTCGGCCGCTGGCCGACGGGTCGCGCGGCGATCTCCTGGGCGGCGTTCGATCGTGATGTTTGGGCGGCGGCGGCGACCCAAAAATCGCAAAATCCCATTCCGCCGGCCAAAATCGGATTCGATATCGACCCATTCGGACGGGCGTCGACGATCGCCTCTTACGTCGACGGGATCGTCGAGATTCTGGACCATCGCCCGGGCGCCGACTGGGTCTTCGACGAAGTCGTCCGGTACGCCGAACGCGCCGACGTCGACACGCTCGTCGTCGACGACTACGGACCCGGACACGACTTGATCGGGCGGCTCGACGGCATCTCGGCCGTCGTCGACAAGTTGATTCCGATGCGCTCGGCCGACTTCGTCTCGGCGTGCTATGCCTTCGACGCGGGCATCCGTGAAGGCGCCGTGTCGATCCGACAGTCCGACTATCACACGGCGATCGACAACGCGGCGGCGGCGGCGCAACGGACCCCCGGCCGATCCTGGCAATGGGAGAGACGCGTCGCCGTCGTACAAACGCCGCTCGTCGCGGCGACGCTCGCGAAATGGGCGGCGGATCACGCGCGGCCGTCGCCGGACTCGCAAATCTTCTAGGCGTCGTGATGCACGTTCGATATGACCGGACCGGCTTTTCGATCGTCATCGTGTGCGACTGCGGATATCAAGACGTCGGCACGGATAAGACGGCGGCGTGGAGTCTCGCAGCGGATCACGAGCGACGCGCGCACCCGTCCGACTTCACCATCCGGCAAGCCGAATACATGCGAAACGCGAGAGCGTCAAAAGTCGATGACGGAGACGACGTCGAATGTTAGATAGCTGCGGCAATATCGACTTATGGTGCAATACGACGCGATCCGCTCTCCGTTCGCATCGAGCGAAACGGGCGTCGTTCATACGGCGACCGACGGTCGCGACATTCTGATTAACGATCCCGACGGATGGGAAGTCGATGCGCCTTGGTTATGGTGGGAAGGTCCGGCCGACTCCGACGGGACGGGGGGTCCGTTCGGGAATCCTCCCCCGGGGGCGCTCGCGCCGGTCTCCGGTCTGGGTCTTCCCGCCGTGTCGCGCTGTCTACAGCTCACGGCCGACAAGACGGCATCGATGCCGTGGAAGACGTATCGGGGTCGCGACGAGATCGACCCTCCGGCGTGGCTCGTCGATCCGCAAAACACGGCGCGCGATGGGCGGCGCCCGTTCGCGGGCGAACTCGGCGTGCGATTCTCCGGGGTCGACTTTTGGTCGCAGCATCTTCGATCGACGATCCTGCTCGGCGAAGGCATCACCTATACGCCGCGCGTCCGCGACGACGCGGGCGAACCGACCGGACCCATCGTCGCGCCGCTCTACAATCTGAACCCGCGCTATCTCGAACTCACTCCCGACGGCCGGTATGCCGTCGCCGATCCCGACGGCGTCGACCCCGACGCAGAGTTCCCGGGATGGCAGATCATCGACCCGCGCGAACTTCTGATTACGCGATGGGTCGTCCGGCCGGGTTACCGGCGCGGTCTCGGCGTGATCGAAGCTCACGCGGCCGATCTCGGCTTCGCCGTGCACGTTCGCGAGTTCGCCGATAACATCTTCGAGCGCGGCGTACCGAACGGGTATCTACAGTCGACGAAACCCGACCTTACGCAAGTGCAGGCGAACACGCTAAAGGATGCCTGGATGAAGGCTCACGGCGGCACGCGCAAGAGTATCGCCGTGCTGAACGCGACGACGGCGTTTCACCCGATCGATATCAATCCGCAAACGATGCAATACGTCGATATGAAGCGGCTTAACGCGTGGGAGACGTGCTTAATGTTCGGCGTGCCGCCGTCGAAACTCGGCGTTTCGATGGGCGGCTCGATGCAGTACTCGACCCTGGAGATGGCGAACACGGATTACGTGCAAGACACGCTTATGGGTATCGCGATCAAGATCGAAGAGGCTGTCGACGCCGTTCTCCCGGCCGGTACGTCGATGAAGGTCGAGTTTCGCGCGCTCCTGCGCGGCGATACGACGTCGCGTTATGCCGCCTACAAGACCGCTATCGATGCCGGGTTTATGACCATCGACCAAGTCCGCGAACTCGAAGACTGGCCGCCGTTGCCGTCGACGTCGTCGGCACCCCCGGCACCCCCGACCCCGATCGCCTAGGGAGATCACACAATGGAAACGACATTCGTGTCGCTCGACGCCGTCGAGCTGCGCGCCGACGAGACCGGACGGCACTTCATCGACGGTATTTGCGTCCCCTACGAGCGGACGACCGACCGGGCGGGCGCGATACCGGAGATGTTCGCGCGCGGCGCCTTCGCCGATCTCCTGGCGTCGAAGGCGCGCGTAAAGCTGACCGACTATAACCATTCGAATGTTCGGGTACCCGTCGGGTACTCGGCCGCGTTCGAAGAGCGCTCGTCGGGTCTCTGGGCGTCGTTCCGACTGAACCGGACCCCCGAAGGCGAGTCCGCTCGCGCGAACGCGGAGGAAGGCGTTTATCGGGGGCTGTCGATCGGTTTCGTCTCGAAGGCCGAGCAACGCCGCGACGGGGTCCGGGTCATCACGGCGGCGCGGCTCGATCACGTGTCGCTAGTCGAAGACCCGGCATACGACGACGCCGAGATTCTGTCGGTCCGTTCGGCGGACGATCTCGCCGAGCTGCGCGCCGCATTCGCGCCGCTCGATCTCGTTATTGACACGCGCCCGCGAACGTCGCAGACTCTACTTATGGCGCATCTTCGACCGTAGGGTCGATGCGAAGCATCCGTAGGGAAAACGGCGAATCTCGTCGAGTACCGCTCTCGCAAGGGGAACGGTCGAAATCAACCAATTTCGACTAACACTCTTGAAAGGGTTAGTGATGTCTCTTGCATATCTGAACGCGAAGCTTCGCGAACGCGCGACGCTCTCCGATGCCGCTAACGGCGTACTCGACAAGTGCGCGAAAGACGGCGTAAACCCATCTGTCGAACAGCGCACCCAGCTCGACGGATGGCGGACCGAGATCGAAACGCTCGACTCCGAGATCGTGCAGCTTCGCACGGCGCTCGAAGCAAACGACCGATTCGAAACGATCATCTCGGCGTCGAGCCGACTCGAAGAATCGCACGAGCGGCGCGCGATGGCGATGCGCGACGGCGGGCGTCCGGCCGAGACCCCGAAGACGATCGGCGAGCAATTCGTCGAGTCCGACGCGTTCAAAAACTACGAAGGCGCCGGAACGTCGCGCCGGGTCGAGTTCGCCGGATTCTTGGAAACCCGCGCGGCGATCTCGACGGCCGATCTCAACATCCCGCCGATCCCGGTCGTGCCGTCGATCCCGACCTATTCGGCGCCGCTGCTTAACGTGATCGGTCACGAAGTCGTCGGCGGCGGCTCGGTCTCCTACATCACGTGGAGCGACCCGTCGGATGCTGCGGTCGTCGCCGAAGGCGCGGCGAAGCCTGAAGCGACGTTTATGCCGATCGAGACGACGGTCGGTCTCGAAACCTACGCGCATTGGAAGGCGATCACCCGGCAGGCGCTCGAAGACTATCCGCGTATTCAATCGATCGTCGAAGGCGAGCTGCGGCGGGGTCTCACGAACGCTCTGTCGACGGCGGCGGCGACCGCGATCGGCGGCGCGACCTTCGAAGAGGTGAACGACTCCGATCTCCTAAAGGGCATCCGACAGGCGGCGGGCGTCGTACAGGCGAACGGGTATAACCCGAACGCGGTACTTCTGAACCCGGCCGACTGGGCGAATCTCGACGTAGACACGGCGATGGATTCGAACAACGGTCCGACCGCTTACGGGTCTTACTGGGGTCTGACCCCGATTCCGAACCCGGCGCAAGTGCTCGGCACGGCCGAAGTCGGCGACTTCAAGTCGGCCGTTACATGGTTCGACCGGGCGAAGACGGCCGTTTATCTGACCGATTCGCACTCCGATTACTTCGTCCGCAACCTTCTCGTGATCCTGGCAGAGACCCGCGCCGCGTTCGCCGTGACCGACCTTCGGGCGGCGGCATCCGTGACGACGGCCGTCGTGCCGCTCGCGGCGAAGGCGTCGAAGTAGGCGCATCGTGACAGACCCCGTTATCGACCCCGATCCGCCGAGCTTCGCGCCGCGATGGCTGTCGCCGTCGAGCGTAAAAGACTGGCTTAGACTGCGCGGCGAAGACGCGATCGACGACGCTCTCTTGTCGTCGGTCTGCGCGATGGCCGAACCGTATGTCGAGCGCTGTCGGCCTGAGTTCGCGATCCCGGCGACCGAGAGCGACCCGGCGAGCTATGCGCCGGACGCCGAAGCCTATAACGGGGCTGTCATGTATGCCGCTCGCGAGTTTCGGCGGCGAAACTCTCCGGGCGGCATCGAAGTATTCGGCGAGGTAACGTCGTTCGTCACCCGGTACGACACGGATATCGAACGCGCGTTGCATACGGGCGCCTGGGCGCCCCCGATCACGGCGTAACCGATGGTCGATCTCGTCGGAGCGGTTCAAGCGGTCGTCGCGAAGCTCGAAGCGGGCGGCGTCCGGGCAGTTACCGACGCGCGCGACGTGAATCCGCCGTGTGTGCAAGTCCGGGCGCCCGTCATTAACTGGCGCTTCGGTAAGGGTTACTGGGATGCCGACTTCACGGCGTGGAGCATTACCGGCGACGCCGGAACGACGGAGAACCTTCGAGCGCAATCGGCGTTGATCGACGCCGTACAGACCGCGCTCGACGGCGTCGTCGTCTCGGCCCGACCCGATGACGCTCTCATGGTCGACGGGTCGCTACTCCCGATCTACGTGCTGACTTGGTCCGCGCGAATCTAACGGAAGGAAAACGCTATGCCAGTATTCGGACCCGGCACGCTCTCGATCGGCGCGACCGGCACGGAAATCGACGTCGAGTGTCTGATAAACGGATGCCGGATCACGTCGAGCAAAGATGAAGCCGACTCGACGACGAAGCTTTGCGGGACGGTCAAACCCGGGAAGATCACCTATACGTATTCGATGACCGGAAACGTCGATATCGACACGGGAACGGCGGCGGGTCTCTTCGAGCTGTCGCAGACCGCGCCGGGAACGGAGCAAGACTTCGCCTTCGTGCCGAACACGGCCGACGGGACGAGCGCGACCGGCACGCTGATTATCGATCCGCTCGACTTCGGCGCCGACGCCTACGGCGACGATATGACGAGCGATTTCGAGTTTACGATCGTCGGGGCGCCCGTTTACACCTATGGCGCGGGCGGCGCAGCGGCGGACGCGGCGAGCGGTCCGATCGTCATCAACGGCCGACAGGCACCCGGCGCGACTCCGCCGGCTGTCGAAGATAAGGCGGCGTAAACATGGGTACGGCGGCACCCGTTTACAAAGTCGAAGGCTTGCCAGAGCTGCGCGCAACGCTGAAGCGGCTCGGCATCGACGTACAGGATATGAAGAAGGCGCATACCGAAGTCGCGTCGTATGTCGGCGCCGAAGGCGCGAAGCGGGCGCCGCGCCGGTCGGGTCTCCTGGCGTCGAGCTGGCGCCCGGGATCGTCGAAGACCGACGCGACGGTCCGCTATGGCGGCGCGGGCATCGCCTACGCGAACGCCGTGCACTGGGGGACCGGACCGCGACCCGGGAAACGGGGTCCGCATAACATTCGCGCGACCCTCTTCGCCGTCGACGCGGTCAACGAAACGCAGTCGGTATGGCTGTCCGTGTACGAAGCGCTTATCGACACCTATGTCGGCCGGGTGCAAGGCGCGTCGGGGGGTGCGTCGTGAGCGGACCCATTCGCCTACAGTCCCCCCGGTATCGGGTGATCCTGGGCGATCCCGAAGACCCGGACTCGTGGAGCGAACTCGAAGTGCAGTCGATCACGCGGGATATCGCGAGCGCGGAAACCCTCTTCGCGAATCACAAATCCTGGGGTAAGCCGCTCGACTCGGCGATAAAGCTAACGGCGGTCTCGGCGTTCTACGCACTCATTCGGACCGGGCAGATTACGGGTTCGTGGGATGCGTTCGAAACGTCGTTTATCGAAGTCTCGCAAGTGGAGACGACGACGGTCGACCCTACCCCCCCGGAACTCGATCCCGGTTATTGATCGAGCTAGCGATCGCGACACGGACCGCGCCGAAGCAATGGAGGGACGAAGACGATGCGACCATCGCGACCGCTCTCGATGTTCTCCGAATCCAAGCCGAAGAGATGAAGGCGGCGCAGCATGGCAGGCGGTAACGCAGTATCGCTGGTAATCAAGATCGTTACCGACGCGTCGAAGGCGAGCAAGGGCATCGACGAAGCGGCGGGCGGCTTCGACAAGTTCAACGCCGGAATGAAGAATCTACAGGGTCCGGCGCTCGGCACCATCGCGGCGATCGCCGGTATCGGGATCGCGACGACGAAGTCGGCGTCGGACTCTGAACAGGCGATGGGCGCGCTCGACGCCGTCTTCGGCAAAAACGCGGACACGGTCAAAAAATGGGCGGACTCGGCCGCGAAAGACCTAGGTCTGTCCAAGACGCAGTATGCCGAGCTGGCGTCGAAGGCGGGCGCGTCGCTTAAAAACATGGGTCTCGGCGGGCAAGAGGCGCTTGCCGGTACGAAAGACCTGCTTACCCTGGGCGCCGATCTCGCGGCGACCTATGGCGGGACGACGTCGGACGCCGTGAACGCGCTCACGGCGGCGCTGCGCGGCGAAGCGGACCCGGCAGAGAAATACGGGTTAGCGCTCTCGCAGACCCGCGTTAACGCAGAGCTGGCGGCGAAGGGCATGTCGGGTCTGACCGGCGAAGCCGCGACGACGGCGAAGGCACAAACGATCTTGCAGCTCGCGACCGATCAAGCGGGCGGCGCGATGGGGCAATTCGCCCGCGAATCCGACTCGGCGGCGGGATCGCAACAGATCGCGACCGCGACGTTTCAAGACGCGACGGCCGCGCTCGGGCAAGCTCTGCTCCCGGTCGTCGTGCTCGTCGCCGACGCCTTCGCGGCGATGGCGAAATGGATCGGCGAGAATACGACGCTCGTCGGCATCATCGTCGGCGTGATTCTGGCGCTCGCGGCGGCGATCGTGATCTATAACGCGGCAATGTCGATCGGCGCGATAGTCACCTGGGCGATGAATGCGGCATGGTTGGCGTCGCCGATCACCTGGATAATCATCGCCGTGATCGCGCTCGTCGTCGCCTTCGTGCTGCTATGGAATAAGTGCGAGGGTTTCCGTAATTTCTTCGTCGGCATGTGGTCGGCGATTACCGGCGCCGCGAAGGCGGCTTGGACCGGGATCACGTCGGCGACGAGCGCGGCGATCTCGTTTATTACGTCGACCGTCCGGTCGGTCGTCGCCGTCGTGATGGCGGTATGGAATGCGATCCTGAACAGCGGCAAGGCGGCATGGGAAGCACTTAAAAACATCGTCGTCTCGGTCATCAACGCGATTCTTCATCCGGTCCGCGCGTTGCAAGACGCGTTCGCGGGCGTCGTCTCGGCCGTACAGTCGGTCATCTCGTGGATATCGAAAATCAAGATTCCGAATCTCGGCGGTCTCGCCGGTAAAGCCGCGCCCGCTGGCGTTGCCGTCGGCGTCGGCGGGCGCGCTCTGTTCGCGCCGTCTTTCCGGGCGGCGACGGGCGGATTCGCGGCGGCGTCGGGCGGCACGTCGATTACCGTGTACGGCGGTCTGGACTCGGCCGACACCATCGCCCGCCGTATCGAAGGCATCCTAGTCGGCCGTGCTCGGCGGACGGGCGGCGTAACCCTGGATCGGCGGTCGGCCGGATGACGACGGGTATCGACTGTCGCGTCTTCGTCGACGGGGTCCGACTTCCCGACGGGTCGCTCGGCGACGATCCGTTCGCGCCGACGGCGCTCTCCGGTCTAAAGGTGACCTGGGGTCGGTCGACGACGCTCGATCAACCGGACCCGGCGTCGTGCACGTTCGACGTGATGGACCTTCCCGGGGGCGCTACCTTCGTGCAGCAATTCAAGACCGGCGTACCCGTCGACGTGTACGCGACCGGCGTCGAGACGGTCGACCCCGACGCGCCGCTCGTGCTCGATCCCGGCTTCGAGACGGGCGCGATCGGCGACGTCGTCGAGTCGGCGACGATCAACGCGGCCGTGACCTATCAAGCCGCCTACCATCACGGCGGCGCGCAGTCGGCGCGGATCGTGCCGCTCGATCTGTCGAACCCGGCGACGGCCGCGTTTCCCCCGGCGCCGTTCGACTCGGCCGTCGACGCCTGGGATCAAATCCCGGCGCCCGCGCAAGGCTCGATCTGGCATCTCGGCGCCTGGGTCTTCGCGCCGCTCGGCTCGATCGTGACGATGGCGCCCGCGTTGTTTCCCGACCCGACCGGCGCGGGCGCGAAAATCCGCGCCGATATCGGCGTCGCGGGCGGCGGCGGCTCGTGGCAGTATCTCGAACTCGATTACGTCGCGGACGCGTCGTCGCAATGGCTCGGCGTCGCGATCATCGTCGACAACTTCCCGACCTGGATCGGCACCCCCGGCGCCTGGACCGAGCAAGGCGCCGTGACCCGGACGAACCTTGTCGCGAATCCGAGCACTGAGAACGGGCTGTCGGGGGTCTCGGCGATTAGCGGCGCGACGCCGACGCTCGACGCGACCGTCTCGCATTCCCGCGCGCAGTCGATCAAAGTTGTGACCCCCGGCGCGGTCGGGATGGAAGGAATACAGATCGGCGTTGCGGCGCCGCTGACGACGGGTCCGCTGTACTCCTGCGGCGTATGGGTGCGCAGCGCGGCGGGCGTCTCTCTCACTCTGCTATTCCGTTTCAATGGCTCGTCGGCCGGACAAGGATCGGCGGCGATCGTCGGCAATGGCGACTGGCAGCTCTTGAAGTTCGACGGTCTCTCGTCGACCGCGTTCGACCCGATTACCGGCGCGCAAGTGATGATCCGAACGACGGCGGCGGTCGCAACGACATTTTGGGTCGACGACGCGATCGTCGAGATGATGCCGACAGTCGGCGGATACTTCGACGGCGATACCGCGCCGTCGGGCGGACACGCGTATCGATGGGTCGCGGCGCCGGACGCATCCCAGTCGCAGGAAGTCGAGATCGGCGGATCGTGGCTTGATCGGGGGATGGCGTCGGTCGACGATCTGCTCGTCGTCGGACCCGGCGCCGGTACCCCCCGGACGATCTCGGTTTTCTCCGGTCGGGTGACCGATCTCGAAGCCGACTTCGACGACGCGATCGGCTGTCCGGTCGTGCACGTGACCGCGCAAGACTTCACGGCCGATCTCGAAAACATCAATATCGGCGATGAACCGTGGAATGTCGAGTCGATGGAAGACCGCTTCGAGCGGATCGTCGCGCTCTCCGGGTATCCGGTCACGAGCATTATCGACGACACGGTCGCGGCGATCCCGATCTCGTATCAAGACGTCGACAATCAAGCGACGACGGGTCTGCTCAAAGACCTAGCGCAATCGGTCGACGGGGTACTCTGGCCCGCCGTGCACGTCTCGACCGGCGCGTATCTGCGCGTCGAAGACCCGTCGACCCGGTCGGCTCTGTTCACTCTGGCGATGATCGACGGCGTCGTCGTCATCGTGCCGCGCGGCTCGGCGGCGGCGACGCTCGATATCTCGGCGTGCGACGTGCTGCGCGATCCCGTGCACTGGCAACAGTCCGTCGCGGACGTCTCGACGCGGGTCGCGGTCTCCTGGCTTGAACAGACCCTGACCGACGACGGCTTGCCGGACACGGCCGAGCACACGGAAACGTTGATCGACGCGGAACTCGAAGTCGATCACGGCGTCCGGCGTATCTCGGTCTCGACGCAGCTTACGAGCGCATCCGACGCGATCTCGATCGGGACTCGGATTCTGGCGCGGACCGGCGCGACCGGATGGCGGGTCTCTGGGTTTCAAATCGTCGACGACGCGTCGATCGAAGTCGTGACCGACGAGACGGTCCGGATGATGATGCGTCTTCTCGACGGGACGGCGCGGATCGGTTTGCCGATCCGTCTTATCGATCTCCCGGTCTGGGCGCCGACGGCGCCGACGGTCGGCGTGTATCTCGAAGGCGGCGACTACGAATACATCGATGGGACGTGGAGTCTGTCTCTGACCGTGTCGAGCGCGGTCGCGGTCGGCGAGTCTCTACCCTGGGCGGACGTGCCGTCGGCTTGGCGATGGGTCGACTTCGACCCGTCGATCTCATGGCTCGATATGGTCGGCGTCGCGGCGCCGTCGGAAGGATGAAACGATGACAAAAATGCGAAATGGCGAATCCGCCGGCCAAATCGGGATTTCGGAAAAATGGGCCGAACTCGCGGCGCAACTCGTGGCCGAGACCGACCCGGCGAAACGCGCGCAGCTCGTCGACGCGATGCACGCCGCATATCTGGCGACGCCGTCTCCGCTTGCCGGGACGACGCCGTTCGGTCTGCCGTACCCGTCGCCGACGGACCCGATCGCGCAAGGCGCCGACGCGATCCGCGCGCTTGCCGAAGCGCTCGAAGTGCCGCGCAGTCTGAAGCGGTTTTATACGCCGATCACGTACACACTGACGACGGCGTCGGTCGCTCTGCCGTCTCTGACGATGGCGCTCGACGTGAAGGCGGGACAGAAATATAACGTCATCGCGCGTATCCGGGCGTGGAATAGCTCGTCGGGCGCGTCGCGGACGGCGACGTTTCGGATGATCGAAAACGGCGTGAATCTGACCCCGACGGCGACTTACGCGATGGTCTTCGTCGCCGGGTCGACGGCGCTCGAATGCATCGTCGAAATCCCGCGCGTCGCGGCGGCGGACGGGACGATGACGTATCAAGTCGGCGGGATGGCGTCGGTCAACTCGACGTGTACCGTGACCGAAGGCGCGCTAGAGGCGATCTCGATGCCGGGTTCGTCGTCGCAAGAGCTGGCGGTCGGCGAAGAGGGAATCGCAGCGATCGAAGACGCGCTCCGAGCCGAACGCGCGGCGTCGGGCGTCGAATAACAGAGAGAGAAGAGAGAGAGACGACGGCATGAGTACCGACGACGAAACCGAACCCATCGACGAGATCGACGAGCCTAAAAACGATCCTGGCGACGAGAGAGAGACCGAGACCGGCCGGGACGACGAGATCGACGATCCCGACGTCGAGAGCGGCAACGTAAGCGACGACGACGGCGGCGACGTCGTACAGCTCGCGCGCGATCTCGATCTCTCGCCGGACGACGCCGACGACGTCAAGACGATCGAGTCCGTGACCGTCGAGACCGAGACGACCGAACCCGACGACGACGACGAGATCGTCGACGACGTCGAGACCGAACACGAGACGAAACGCGCCGACGACGTCGAGCGGTAGCGCACAAAATACCCGGGCGCCCCGAAGATGATCGGGGCGCCCGGGCGTATGTGCTGCGGCTCGAAGTGCGACCGGGTTAGGGTTCGAAGCCTTCGGCCGTGTCGACTTCGCCGACGAGATACCGGACGTGAAACGTGATCGAGCATCGACCCGGCATCCGGTCGGCCGTGAAGCCGCTCGGCGCGGCCGAGCCGATCACGTACACTTCCCAACGGTCGAGCCTGGGCCGACGATACCATCGCGTCTTCCCGCCGTAGAGAACGGCGTCGGGCGCCCGTTCCGACCCGTCGGCGAATTGCACCCGAAGACCCGTCGGCGCGTCCGGCGTCTTCATGCGTCGGTCTCTTCGCCGACGAGCGCGTCCGCGATCCCGCGCAGTCGGGCGGCGATCTCGTCATCCGGCAGATCGGGCGAATACGTCGCCGTCATCGCGGCGCCATTCTTCCACCATACGATTTCGACTTCGCGCTCGATCTCGTCGACGTAGCGTTCGGCGATCTCGACGAGCGCGCCGCGTAACGCGATCTTCGCGGCGCCGTCGGACATTTCGTCGAGTTCGGCGTCGATCCGTTTCGCGACGTCGGGTCGGACGTGCCATCCGACGGCGTCGTCGTCGCCGTGCTCGACGCGGCTCTCGGCGATCCGCTTCGCCCGGGCGATAAGCCATTCGCGGAACGCGGCTTCGACGACGCCGTCGAACGGGTCGAAGGTGTCGGCGCTCACGCTGCACCCCCCCGACGTCGGCCGAGCACTTCGCCCGCGCTCGGCTTATGCGCCCGATCGCCGATCGGCGCCGGTAATCCGTCCGGGCGCGGCGTCGGGTGCCATGTCTCGACGGTCTCGACGTCGGCGGCGCGCTCGGCTTCGTAGTTTTCTTTCATGCCGTGTTTGTCGACGAGATGATCGGCGACGTCGGAGATCGCTAATTCTCGTTTGAAACGCAGCGGACCCGTATACGGGCAGTCGCGACACCAAGCGTAGTAATGATGATTTTCGACGACGAACGTCATAGGAGAGACCTTCCCATCTTGTCTAGTTGTTACCCATAATTGCGCATTCGGTTCATCCCGGCACGGATCGCCGATTTCGGGACTTCGGTATAAATCTGGGTCGTCGCAACGGACTCGTGACCGAGCGCATTTTGTACGGCGATGATGTTGTTTCCGGTCGCGACGTAAAGGTCGGTCGCGAAGCGATGACGCAGCATGTGCGTCGTCGTTCCCGGGGGCAGAGCTTCGGACACGAGTTCGCCGACGCGGATCGCGCCGATATGGTAGTCGGCGACCGTGCCGTCGTCGACGCCTTTATGACGGCGCGGGAAGACCCATCCTTCGGGAACGTTCGCGAGCAGAGCGGCGATCCGATCCGAGAGCGGCAGATCGCGCGTCTTGTCGCCTTTTCCGAGCACCCGGATCATTCGGCCTTCGGAGTCGTCGAAGAGATCGCGGGTATGAATCCGGGCGATCTCGGCGCGGCGTAATCCCAGCTCGGCGCCGAGATAGATCATCAGGCGGACCCGGTCGGGCGCGGCGGCGACGGCGGCGTCGATCGCTTCATACGACGCGGGTCGCGGTTTGCCGGTCGGCGCCTGGATCGTGCCGAGCGCTTTGCACGGATTCCGGGTGATCGGGTATTCGCCCGACTCGATCATCCAGTCGAAGAACGAACGCCATCCGTTCATATGCGACCGGGCTGTCGCCTTCCCCCATGCTTCGGCGCCTAAGACGGCTTCGAGTTCCCGACCGGTTACGCTCCACGGCGCCCGGTCGAGAAAATAACGGCTCACGTGCCGTATCTGGTAAGAGCGGAGACCGATCGAGTTCGGCGACATTTTGCGAGCGCGAAGATGCTGCACGAAATCGACTAGCGGTTCTTCCCATTGCGGCGCGGAGGAGACCTCTCCACGCATAGACCGACCGTATCCAAGGTCGATCAACTTCGCAATATCGACTTGAGGAATATTCGACACGACGCCGATCGGCACGAGTCGACCCGGACGGGCGTTCGCGACGGCGTCTTCGACGATCTTAAGATTCGTCCGGCGCTCGGCCGTGGCGGCGCTCACAGCGCAAATCCCAGCTCGTCGGCGATCGCGGCGGCACTACTCAAAGCGGGTCCGCGCGGTCTTCGACGCTTGGACTCGAAACCCCCGGGTTTCGAGTCCAACGCCTTATACACTACGGAGACGGCGTCTTCGGAAAGGCGCTCCGATCGGGCGAAAAAAATCTCAGACTCTAAACCAGTGGGTTCCGAGTTCGAATCTCGGGGGGTGCACTGGCCTGTCTGTATCCACGAGAGATCGACTTGCGTAAGCAACGACCATACGACGACGACGCTCGACGATGGCTTCGCTAGGTCGCTCTCATAGCGGGCGATGGTCTGGCGATGGATGCCGAGCACTTCGCCGATCGCGGTCCGGTCGTATCCGGCGAGTTCTCTCGCCTTGCGGAGACGATCGCCGAAGCTGAACTCCGGCACTAAGGCACCTAGTGCCTGGGGTAGCTGAATTGTCATAGTGTCTATGTTACGACAGATCGGGCGGAATGGCGCCGGATATCCGCGAATGGTTTATGAGTGTGACACACAGCGTATTTTCGACAAATGTCGCTAAGCTCGACGCGAAGCGTCATTCCGGCGCCGAAGAGATGGAGACCCCGACTTGTATAGCGTCATCAGCACTCACCCGCGTAAAGGCTCGTTTATGGTCGAGCGCGTCGCGACCCTGGCCGAAGCCGAGACGATCGCGCTCGACTTGCAGTCGCTCTATATCGTCGAGATCGAAGACGGCGCCGGACGCATCGTCTCGCGCATCGCGCCGATCATCGACGCAGAGTTCGACGTCGAGCGTCGCTCACTGACCGACGCGCAGCTCGACGAAGCCGTCGCCGTCGACGCGCTCGACGCGAAGACGATCTACACGTCGATCGACCGCGACGGAACGGTCTGGTATGTCCGCAAGTCGAAGCGCAACGGATTCTATACGTCGGAGACCGTCGCCGAAGCCGCCGAAGCTATCGCCCGCGACGTCGTCGCAGCGAAACGGAAACGGTAACGATTTCAATACCCCCGACAATGGGGTAAAAGGCAAGCGAAGTTACGACACATAACGCGCTACGATAAGCAAAGAACCCCCCCGGGAGACCTCCGGGGGGGTTCGCTTTTGACCGGGTCGAGCGGCGCCGCAACGGGGTTTCGGGTCTCTCTCTGGGGCGCCCCCGGTAATCAGTAGACTAACCGGTCTTGTCGTATCTTCGCTAGTCCTCCAAACGGCGGACCATCACCCGAAGACGCAGTCCGGCCGTTTGATAGGCGCGCGCCAATTGGTCGACGGTCATCTCGCCGATCTCGGCGAGATCGAGAATCTTCCACGGCGAATCTGTGTGCACTGGGGTCGAGACGACGATCGCCGTCGACGTCGGCTTGATCTCGGCGGGCGCGATCTCGACGTCGGTAATCGTCGTCAATTGGCGATGCCAGAGCTGCGCAGCGGTCGCGCCGGTCGCGGACCATCCAAGCTTTGCGAGCGCGTCGCGAACCTTCTTGCGATTCCAACTATCGGCCGTGTCGAGTCCTAACCAGTGGCACAGCTCGACCGCCTTAATAACGTCGGGGGCGCCGTGTGAGCGGATCGCGGACGCGACGTCGGCTCTGAACTTTGCGCCTGGGGACTTGTCGACGAAGCGCTCGTCGCGGATGATCTCGGCGTTACGGGGGTTCGCCGTCGACGACTCCCAAATCGCGCCATCGCTTCGAGCTGACAAGATACGGCCGATATTCTCGGTACCGCGTTTCTTGGATAGGTGGAAGTATCCGCAATGATCGCAGGCGTATACGAAGATCGGCACGCCTTCGGCGGGCGCCCGCCGATCCGCGACGTCGAAGGCTTCGGCGGTCGTCCGATACTGGATTTTGTCGGGGTGTTTGTCGCAGCGATGCAAAAGCTCGTGTCGTGTGACGTCGTGTGCAACGGTCATTGTGTTAACCCTTCGCTAGAGACCTTAGAGAGAGCACCTTCGCTGTCTACCCTAATGCGCGTGTCGTAATTAAGCACTGACATTATCTGCGAACCTATCCAGTCCGTGAAGGCGGGCGGGATCGCCTGGGTGAGACCTTGCCACGATGCGAACGGCATCCCCATCGCGGCGCGCGCTTCGTCGACGCTCCGAGCCTTCACGCCGCGCGTACCGCCGTTCGGGCGATGGTAGGCGCCGCGCCGGTCGGGATGATCGCCGTATACGCCGACGACGACGTCGTCTCGACGATGCGAGCACTCGCGCGGCGTAATCCAGACCGAGCATTCAAACCATCGATGCCGCCGAACGGCGAGACCGAACGACGAGCCACACAGCATAAACGGCGCTTCGAGATCACGCCGCGCGCCGTCGACGTTCTCTATGACAAATGGCCGGCCAAACGGCAAAATCGCCGATCGGACCGCATTTATGAGTCGTTCGTGGCGTGAATAGTCGCGCGTCATCGTGGAATAACCCTGGCACGGCGGCGACGCGTGGATAACGTCGAACTCGTGTCCGTGCTCGGTCACGAACTCGATCGCGTCCGCTCGATGCAGCTCGAACGGGTAACCCGGCATCCGGCGATTATCGACGCCGACGACGTCGAACCCGGCGCGGGCGTATCCGAGCGCCGCTCCGCCTTCGCCACAAAACAGATCGAGCAATCGCGGACGCGTCATTCTCCCATCGTAACGACGTCGGTCGAGATCGTCGCGAAACATCGACAATATTCGGTCTGTCGGATTCTCGACGTCGGGTGTAACTTCGACATATGACGAACAGCGACCGTTTGGTCTCGACACGCGAAGCCGCGCAAATCCTGGGCGTTGACACGCGCAGCGTGCAGCGGCGTGCAGTGCTCGAACCGACCGGGCGCCCGGGCGAGATCATCGCCCGCCATAAGACGCCGGGTCTGCGCGGCGGATATGTCTTCGACGAAGCGTATATCCGCGATCTCGCGCAACAGAGAACGGCGGCGGCATCGTAACAACCGAACGACGTCGCTACTTCTAGCCCTCCGACGTAAAACGATGGACTCCCGTAATTGCGCCGGTAGCGGGTCCGGCCGCACTCCATTCGAGATACGTGCACGATCGCGAAAACGGAGTCACAACGGTTAGCGGCTCGGAGATCGGGTCGCTAGTCGGAGTGCCCGTCATACCGTCG